GCTACCATACAAAAACACCCCAGGGGCCTAGGCCTCCGGGGTGTGGCTTTCCAATGTTCTGTAGGAGTCTAACACTGTGTCTCAAAAGTCGCAAGAGTTGCTGGCGTTTGTTCGCCAGCTGCCGGCTGGGTTTGCTTACGCGCCGATTTACGCCAAGGACTGTGCGCTCCAGTCCGGGAAAATCTCAAAGGGCAAGACGCCGCTGGAGAAAAGCCATCACGTTGTGATGACGCCGGAGGATGTGGCCCTCCAAATCCAGCGCAAGCCTGATGTGTTCCAGGCCGTTGGTGTGTTTACCGGGGCTCGCAGCAAGGGGCTCGTGATCCTAGATGTGGATAAGAACCTGGCTCGGCTGCTCAAAAAATGGGGCAACACGCTGCAGGGTGCTCCAGTCGTAAGAAGTACCAAGCCGAATGCGGCTAAGTACCTGTTCCTGGTGCCTGAGGAGCTGTGGGGCCAGGTCAAGGGTTTTGGGTTGTCGGATACGGGGGCGGGCTATGAGGTGCTCTGGGGCCGCCAGGGGCTCCTGTACGGGGCTTATCCAGGCTCTACCGATAAGAAGGGCTTGGAGGGTGAATATGGCTTTGAGGGCGATCTGGGGGCCATTCCAGAGGCTCCAGGTTGGTTGATCGCGGAGATGAAGGAGGCGGCTGGTAAGGAGCTGGCTGACGGGGGCTTCATCAAAAATCGTCGGGCGCTCGACTTCTCAGATCGAGATCCGGGTGAGGTGGCTGAAATTATCCAGTCCGCTCTGCGGGTGATTCCTGGGCAGGGGGCTGGTAGTCGAGATCACTGGGTCAAGGTGGGCATGGCGATCCACAGCGAGTTGCCCACGGATCTGGGGCTCACGTTGTGGAGTGCCTGGTCATCTGACGATCCTGAATACTCCGATGAATGGGCCAGCTCCAATCCCTGTGATGAGGTTTGGAAGTCATTCAAAAAAGGGCCCGTCACGCTTGGATCGCTGTTCTGGATGGCGGATCAGCAGATGCCGGGGCGGCTTTGGCTGGCTGAGGATCTGCGGAAAGTTGTTGCGCAGCTCGAAGCAGAAGCTGACCCGGCAGGCAAGTTGCCAGGGTTTACTGAAATCATGCTGGCAACGAAAAATGCCCTGGAGCTTGAAAATCCAGCTGAGCAGAAATACGAGCTGCATAAAATTGCATACAAGGCTCGGATGCGGGATGCGTTTGAGCTGGAGAAAATTTATGTCGATCAGATCCAGTACGAGTCGCAGTCGGAGACGATGACTCTTAGTGAGTTGTTTGAAAAAGACTTCAAGCGGACTTACTTGATTCCTGATCTGTTGCCCAATCCCTCGGTGGTGCTGATCTATGGCGCTGGTGGTGATGGGAAATCCATGGCCGCTTGGACGTTGGCTAAGCACGTTGCCACTGGAACGCCCTTTGTGATCCGGGGGCATCACGTTCCAGTTGAACAGGGGCCTGTGTTGCTGCTGAATGGGGATCAGCCGCTTGGGCAGATGCAGGAGCAGCTTCAGGAGGTTGAGATGCCACCTGATGCGCCTGTGACGCTGCGGACGGACTGGACGCTCCAGTCGTATGCACGCTTCAAAAAGCTCATGGAGCGGGTGCGGCCCAAGCTCGTGGTCATTGACTCGCTGATCGGCTGTTCTGGTGGTCGGGCGTTCGACGAAAACAAATCTGACTTCGCCACGCCGCTCTACTGGCTGACTCGCAACAACGGGGTGTTGTTCCCTGCCACCACGATCCTGATCATTCACCACGCCAACAAAACGGGCGGGTTCCGGGGCACCAGCGCTATTCGGGATGCTGTGGATGAGACCTGGAGCCTTAGGCGGCCTACGGATAAGCAGCTGGAGCAGACGGGCAACAACGCTCGGATCATCACTGTGGAAAAGTCCAGGTCAGGTCGTGGTGGCACCAGCCTCCTGATGCGGCAGGACGTGGACCTGTGCTTCACGCTGGAGGATTGGACTCCACAGATCGACCCGAGCGAAACCACGCCCTCTGGGATCACAGACAGGGTGCTCCAGCGCCTTCGTGTGGTGTATCCCGCTGGTAAGACCCGTGAGGAGCTAAATAGCGATCCGATTTGCGGGGGCAGCGTGGCCGGAATCAAAAAATCGCTCCAGCGTCTTGAGAAACGGGGGTTGATTGAGGTTGTTGGGACTCGTGAAGGCTCCAAAAAAGGCGGCAGTCGTCCCAATGTGTACCAAGCCGTTGTGGCCTCCTCGCGGGGAGAGGTAGTAGAAGTGTGTCCCCCTAGGCAAAAACCTTGTGGTGACAAGGATTTAGCAGGGGGACACGTTGGTGATTTTCAGGAAAGTGTCCCCCTTGCTGGAGGAGGGGGACACATTGCCTCGAAAACAGGGGGGTGTCCCACTGCAGAACCCTCTGATACCAACGGTTTTGGGCATGGGGACACCTCTGGGACATATCCCCACGCGCGCGAGGAGCGCAGCGAGGCTGAATTGCAGTCCTTGATGGAGGAAGCCGCACGCGCATGGGACTGATCCACGATTTGAAAATGCCTAACTTTTTTCTGGGGCTGCTCCAAGTAGCCGCCTGGCTACTTTGGAGAGAACCCGTGGCTACGTTGAAACCAAAACGCCCTGGTGAACCCAGCAGGATCCCCACGCTGGGCTTTACCACTGGTCCCACGCCAGATGGCATCCATTCGGTGGTGCGGCTTGCCTGGTTCAAAAAAGGGCGGCCTGTCGAGGTGGATGAGTTCCAGATCGAGGAGTGCCCGGATGCCGAGCAGATCTTTCGCTACACCGTGGGGCAAGCCCTGCGACGTGGAGCTGATGTCTGCGTGCTCACCACCTATGAGCCCGAGGAGCTGGGGGTTCCAACCGATGGGTAGCCCTGCGAGTGTGTACTTTTGTGACTGGCACACTTGCCCCTAGGGTCATTCTGTGTAACACTACTGGTGAGGAGCGAGAGCTTCTCACTTTTTCTCTGTACTACACCATGACTGAAGTTCCGAACGAAAAGCTAAGCCCGTGGTATTTCACAGTCCGCTATGCGTCCCTGGTGATCCAGCAGCGCATCGTTGAAAATGCTGTACACGGCTTGGATAGCGCCTACGACCGGCACAACCTCAAGCAACTGACTGACATGGAACAGTTTTTCAAGATGTCATGGGACACTTGGATGGACGACCTTGCAGCAACCATCCGCCAGGAAGTCAAATGAACCCTGATGTGCTGGAGATCTACGACATTAGCTTTAGCCATGACAACATTTGTACTGTTGAGGCCATTGTTGAAGACGCTGCAATCGCAGAGCGGCAGACTATGGACGACCCAGAAGAGTATTGCCCTGCTTTGTGCAGAGGCTCCTTCTACTTTTCTGAAGAGGACGTGATCCCTGCTACCGATGCTGGACTCAAACGACTGTTTGCCGAAAAAATCGACAACTGGGAGCTGGTGGACACGTCGGATTGGGGCGAGTAGCGCCAGGGATCTGCGCAATGACGAGGACTACGATGACTGGTCCTACGGCACTGAGCCGATACCCTCAGACACCAGCTGGGTCAAACCTAAAAATTTGTCCCAGCTGCTCCATCACATGATCGCCAAGTTTGAAATGGCTGATACTGTGGATAGCCAGAAGCTGGCACGCTTGGCAATTTCTGAGATTCTCAAGCTACCCAGCTCTCTTGTACAAGATCTAAAGAACCAATTCAATGACGCAAAGCACTAATCAGCCATTTTTTAAGTCTTACCTACTTGGCAGAACTCTTTCACTGGAAGATATTAAAGAGTTGTCAGACGTAGATCTGGAAACTCTTAATATCGAAACGCTCTCAGCACTTAGTGATGCTCGTCATGACTATGCACAAGCTGAGAATCGTAAAACTCCAGAGTCAGGGCAGATTTTTCACCGTATGAAAGTGGCCAGCTACTTCCAGGCTGCCATCCTCGTGGAGAAGAACAGCATGTAACTCTTCTCTTGTACACTCCAACCGTTCACAACTCAACCATGATTACTCTTCTTTCTGATCGTGAAGCCCATCAACTGGCTTCCTATGTGACTGAGATCACGACTGCTCTAGACAACATCACGTACATCATTGCTGGCGCCCAGACCATTCAACTGGAAACTCCGGCTCCAGTTAAGTCAGTGCTGTCCCAAGCCGACAAGCCACAGTCTCAAACCAAGTCTCGTAAGTCTCGCCGCAAGGCGAGGGCTTCGTTGACTGAGAAAAAGGTGCTGGAGATCAAGCGGCGGCTGGCTGCTGGTGAAAAAGCTGGTGCTATCTCGCAGCTATACAAGGTACATGTAACCACCATCAATGCCATTAAATACGGCAAGACCTGGGGTCATGTTCAACTCCAGCAGAGTGAAGCATGATTCTCTGTGATGCAGAGATCCGGGCCCTGTGTGAGCAGGGCCTTGTGACTCCCTACGATCCAGACCTCGTGAATCCGGCGAGTCTCGATGTGAGACTTGGCTGTGAGCTGATGGTAGAAATGGCCGAGTGGTCTACCATGACTTCGGTTGACATCACTGGACATTCGCAAGCAGAACCTTTTTATCTGCAGCCCCACGAGTTTGTGTTGGCTTGTACGGAAGAAACGTTCTTTTTGCCTAACAACATTGCTGGGCAGTTTGCGTTAAAGAGTTCCAGGGCTCGATCAGGTATTGAGCATCTGATGGCTGGGTATTGTGATCCCGGCTGGAGTGGATCCAAACTTACTTTGGAGCTGCAAAATGCACGTTCTATGCACCCTGTTGCTATTTGGCCTGGGATGCGTATTGGGCAGATTGTATTTCATCGTATGTCACAAACTCCAGTGCGTGATTATTCAATTACTGGCCACTACAACAACGACAAAACAGTAACTGCTTCCAAATTATGAGTGATGCTGTTAACTCCCCATCCCACTATGCCAAGGGTAGGAAATTTGAAGTTATTGACAAAATTGAGGATGCCGTTCGTTTTGCGCCTGATCCTATCTTGGGCGGGCTCCAGTGGCAAATCCTCAAATACGTCGAAAGATGCTGGGTGAAAAAAGATCCGGTTGAAGATTTACAAAAAGCTCGCTGGTATTTGAACCGTCTAATTACCAAACTTGAAGAACAACAAAATGACTGATTACAAAGCAACACCCGAGCAGTGGGAAGTGCAAGAAAAGTTTGCACCTGAAAGCGAGGACGCTTGCTGCCTCCTTGAACTTCGTGCCAGGGTTGAAATACTGGAAGCGTGTATGTACCAATTTCGATGTGATCACCTACGACTGGCTAACACCTGCGCATCAATGGCCCCAGACAGATCAAAGTTTTTTGCTGATCTGATGCTTGATGAAGAACTCCGCACCGCCTGTCGCCCCAATCCGCCGAGCTTGAAGGAGCAGGCGTTAGGTGCAATGGGCAGATTTACAACAAATGCGCATACCAGTGGGAATGAGATGATGCGGGATTTTGACACCATCCGCCGCGCACTGGAGGAGTTGCCATGAGCATGTTTTTAGCTCTGCTTGTTGCCACGATTGTTTTGGTGTTTTGGGGAGCGGCGCTGGCCATTCTGGTCGCAGGCGCAATCTACATGTGGGTAGTGCTGCTTGATGAACTGAAACGCCGCCGCCGCGCATTGGAGCAGCTTGATGACTAATTTTCTTGCTGTGTGCGAAGAACTGGTTGCAGCACTAGACCTAAAGGTTGTCCTTACCGATGGTTACGGTCCTATTACCTCACTTGTATTGCGTATACGCTCCATACTTACTAAATCAAACAACCCAATGACCGAAAATTTACCTAGGTTTGGTACTCCTGCTTATTGTGCATCCAAATTTGCAAACTACCCATCAATGACTAACCTCTCCCCCGCCGCGCAGGCAGTGCTGGATGCCGCAATCAATGTTGCTGAATCGCCAGACGCTGAGGCTATTGTTGCCGCCGCCCTTCGCGCTGCTGCGGATCAAGGCAAGGCAATGGAGATTCCTTTCAGTGTGGTCACAGACTGGGAAAAGGTCAAAGGATCTTGCGCCAGTTTTTATGCCGCCGCTGAATGGGGTTACTACCAGGCGCTAAAGGAACAACGCGCCATCGCCGCCGAGCTGGAGGGTGCCAGTGACTAAATGCGAGCAGTGTGGGATGCGGGATTGGACCATCAAGGAAACTCGGATGACGGTCAGGGGAGAACGGAGGCGGAGGCTCCAGTGCAATGTGTGCTCACATCGCTGGACCGTGTTCACCCAGGAAAATGAGGGGCGTCCTTACCGGTCCAAGTGGGATACGCAAGCTGGGCGGAGTGATGCGTGGCGTCGTCTTTCGCGTGAAGATGCTCGCGCAATCATCCAGTCCGAGCTACCCCAGCGCAACCTCGCAGCGATCTACGGCATTACGCGCCAGGCCATCTCGCTTATCCAGACCGGGCGTATGTACAAGGACGTCTACTGGGAGCTGCATCCGCCTCGTGTGGGCAAAATGCTGTACTGCCGGGAGTGCCAGAACTGGAATAAGGAACAGTGCGGCTTTGAGTTCCCGGAGGCTGGGGACGACTTTGCTACAGAGTGTGTTTTGTTCGAGGCCCGGTAGCCAGGAGATGTAGTACAGTAGTCCGGTAAGCCCACACAGAGGCACACACCCCCAAAATTCCATGTCAGATCATCTGAAGTTTTTCTCGACTCATTTTCCCTATCGCGTTCGCACTCACTCCAGACTGGAACTAATCCGAAAAGAGCTTGCTGCTATTGCTAAGTATGAGGAAGCTGCTGACATTTATGACTACGATCCGCATTTGATCGGTGCTGTTGAGGAAGCAATAGCTGCTCTTAATGAGTATCTGGATTACGATCCAACGCCTCAATATGCGGAAGAGCCTGGTATCACTATGGCTGAAATGCATAGTGGCGCATGGCAACAACATCAAGCATTGCACTCCTGAACAATGAATTATCTATTCGGCATAGAGCACATCGGCTCGATGCAAAATGCTGCGACAGTGGCATTTGACTGTGAAACCACTGGCCTGCAGCCAATTGCTGGAGGGATGCGGCTGCTCCAGTTCGGAGCATTGGATCGGCTGCCGGTTGTTATTGACTGCTGGGAGCTGGAGGATAATGGCTGGGATACGCTCCAGGCGCTTTTTAATCAGGAGCGGTTTTGGCTGGCGCATAACGCTGTGTTTGATCTTGGCTGGCTCCAGGAGCATGGCATTTATCCGCAGGGCAAGGTTCTGTGCACCATGCTGGCGAGCCGCATCCTGACTAATGGGATGCCAAACGTCAAAAATAGCTTGGAGCAAGTAGTTAAGCGGTATTTATCGCTAACTATTTCTAAAGAACAGCAGCGAAGTGATTGGTCTGGTGATTTAATTCCAGAGCAGCTGGAGTATGCGGCTAAGGATGTTGATTTGCTGGTGCAGTTGGATGGACCGATAAACCAGCGTATGGCGTCAGCGTGTTTGCATAAAGCCTGGTTTTTAGAGTGTGCAGCTCTAAGCTCGATGGCACAGCTTTGGCGGACTGGGTTGCCGTTCAACAAAGCTGATTTGGACAAATTGATTGATGATCTGGACGATGATCACTTTGAGGCGGGAGAAACTTTTATCACTAATTTTGATGCTGCTTTACCTGATAATCACAAGTTACCCCGAGCTCCTGAACATGGCATTATCTTGTATAAAAAAGAAGATGCTGAGCGCGCTGGAACAAAAGAGTTTTTCAATCTAAATAGTCCTGCTCAACTGCTTAAAAAGTTCACTGCATTACTTGGAGAAGCACCAGTTAATCAGAAGACTGGTAAGCCTAGCGCCAGCAAATTAGCGCTGGAAGAATATGCAGGAGATCATCCTGTTATTGCTGAGTATTTGAGGTGGAAGAGACTGGAGAAGCGGAGGCAGATGGCTGAAACTTTGATGAAAAATATAGATAAGGATGGGTTTATTAGGGCTAGTTATTTACAGCT